CCAGTATATCACGAATATCTCTGACCTGCGACTCGGAATAGTAGCTCCTTACCTGCCAGGCGGTCTCTCCGCCGATTTGAGCACCTGTAGGTCCTGGAATAACCCCTCTTTTTACGAGGTCTGGTAGGTACTTCTTATGCCTGTTTACGAGGTCTGCTGTTTGCCCGACAGTATAAGCACGTTCTCTATTCTTCTTAAAATCATTAATAAGACAACTTTCGATCTGCCCCTTTATAATATTATAAACAGACATAATTCCGTTAGATTTGTTTAGGTGGTGAATACGAACAAGGTCGCCATTTAAAAACCATACCTTTTTGCTAGCAGGAACTACTGGCAGTTGGTTGTATCCCTCTGCTTCAATGCTCTGCTTTTTCTTGCCAGCCATTAGGCTTCCTTACGAACTTGCAACGCCGATGGCGATCAGGTTTACCCCGATGGCTAGGTTACCATTGGCACCGAACTTTACTGTGCCCTCAACCTTTGCAGTTGTTGGTTCTTTCAAAATAACAGATACGTTTTTACCAGCGTCTGTTCCAAGAATGTTTACTGGAGTTGCCACAACAATCGGTGGATTCTTAAAGTCAGAGATCGGGAAAGCGTATGAGAAGTCTTTTGTGTCTCCTGCTGCAACCTGGTTGCTAGTTGCAAAGATTTCAATGTATCCAGCAATGATTTTTAGGTCTGCCGTTCTAACCTCAGTCTGTACGTTTCCAGCCTTTGAGTTATCCACAACAGATGTCTTATTTCCTGTAACGATTGTCTCACGTGCGATATCATTAACAGTCTTAACAATCTGTGAAATATAACTGAGGTCAATTGGCTGACCCCTCTGTGGTTCTTGTATTGTGCCTATCATAGTTCTCCTATTATACCATACTAGAGGGCAATGTCTTCTGTGTATACCAGTAATGCATTTCCATCTGGTTGAAGTAGTGTTTTTGGCAAGACTCCATAGAATCTTTTTGCTCCATCTATGGGAACACTTTCCACCTGTACCCCGATGGTAAGTCGTGATCCAGGCCTCTTGACAAAAGAATATGTGTAGAATGGTGTTGTTCCGTGACAAAAATAGTCAAAACCTATAGTTCCATTTGGAGAAACATTGTATTCTGATATATTAGTGTTTGTTTTGTCAAATGATACTGTGTCGTGGGTTTTACCTGTTATTACATGTGTGCCGTTAAAAATAGAGCTAACTCCTTCAATGACAATCGTGTCACCAATAGCAAAGTTATGATCAATTGTTGTGTGGACTGTAGCCACGTTGCTTGTTAGAGATGCCTTGCTTACAAAAAAATAAAACTTAGTAAAAATATCATAATTTGGTCTATTGTTTTCATTAGACCAAGTTACTGTAATGACCTTATCGGACGCACCAGATACTGTTACATCTCCATCAACCATTGTTACTGCTGGAGCTGAAATTATTTTAATTGGCGACCATGAAGAAGTTCTGTTTCTGTCTTCAGAGATAATTCGATATCTATAGGCATACTCATTATCTTTGTTTACTGGGGGTAAGTCGCTAGATGGCAGAACCGCTTTCTTTACATTTACTTCCATTAGATACCACTATCAATACCCATAGCAAATCTGAATTCCACGAAACTTTTAGTGTTTGTATCTTTAAGAACTGTTTGTGCATTTGGACTTTTTACTGGAGAGTATCCTGTAAGTCCATAGATCGGATTTTCTGTAGCAACATTGTCTAGCCTTAGTGCGTCAAGGCAGACAAAGTAGTCGGACGATGGGGCATCATCTTTAAGTACCGTTGCATATATTTTTACAACTGAGACCTTGCTCCAAGAAAAACCAGTGCTTTTCCGCAACTCTTGAAGTTGCCTTGAAACTACATAGTATCTATTGGTTGAAAAATCTACCATGCCTTTTGGATAAACAAAAGACTCATCCCCAGCATTGTTTTCATATGTTGCTCCATTTTCTACAATTGCATCAAATCGTGCGTATTCCGATGCGTCATCGTCTGGAGCAAACTCAACCATAATTCTTACTTCATCTGGCTGCACTGCTGGAGTAGAAAGATTTTTTCCAATAACCGAAAAAGCAATTTTCATCAAATCGTTTGGTGCATTCTTTTCGAGATTAATTCCTACTGGGTTTACGTGAATGTGCTTTGAATTTTCCTCATCAATTATAAGCCTGTCTTTGCCGTCAATGTTAGATATGCTGAGGTCTGATTCGTCTCCCCTAATTGCAAGAATATTGTTTAGAAATCTACATCTTTCATTTCTTGCAGATCTTTCTGGAACAGTAAAGAACGGATTGCTTGACCCTGTTTGAAACACATCTTCTGCAGCAGCGGTGTCAACCATATCTCCAAAGTCTGGGGTTGGCTTTGAAAGGTTTTCATCATATCTGTTAATTGCTGTTACGGAGTTAGCATCGTGCTGCTCCCAGTTTTCTCTGTTTGAAAATGAAAATAGGACACGGCTATCGTTTCCAGTAGCAGATGGGTTTGCACCAGCAGAGTAGATTCCAATTTCACTAATCTCGTATCGCTCTTCTGTTGGCAACTCTGCGGTAAATACAATCTTTGGGCCACCCTCTTCGTTTACATATCCACGAGAAACAATTGGAACACGAAACATTTCGAAGTTAAGTTCTGTGCTTTCTGTGTAGTCTTCGAATGTGTCTGTGGTATCTAGTGGCTTTGCTCCACAGCCAATAGCAATATATGAGGCATAGGCTGGTGCCTGACCAATTAAATATTTGGCAATAATGTCTTTACCCTTGTTTGTTATCACGATGTAGCTCCTTCATATATTGTATCATTAATTGTGCTTTCGATGCTGAGACTTTCTATCTCTACAAGCTCGTCAGGTCCTAGCCCAGTAACATTTATTACTAAATTGTTCTGTTCGTCAAGGTATTCCGCCTTTTTACTGGGTCCTGTACCATTGCCATCATCTACCACCTTATCTTCTAGAGATATAGAAAAGTTCTTAAAAACCGTATCTGCTGACTGGAGTGGCAGGATGTTTAATGGGTTATATTGTAATGTTATGCTGGCAAGATTTTTGATTGGTTGATACGTCACATTCTGACCATTAACAATGTTCATAGAACTATTTCTAGTTACACTTAGGATCTCTTGAAGTCCAAATTGCTCAAACAATGGTTCCACTTCTTTTTCATTAGAGTATGCCTTTTCTTGTACTGCTTTTATAACGTCTGGAGTTGCAACCTTAATTACATTTGAAACTATTGTTGACTCTCTTGGTTTTTCAGACTGTGTAGACACAAAACTTTCTGGTTTTGGCGACACAATATCTCTAGTCTCTTCTGCAATCATTTCCCTATTGCTTGGTCCTCTATATCCCATAGCCATGCTAGACCACCTCACTTAAGTATACTGTCATTTCTGGACCAGATGATGTTCTGGAATGCTGAATGTTGTAAACAATAAATCTTGTTGATAGTGGAGCAACAACGTCTACCCCAGTTCTATCTTTGTAGCTAATTTGAACAATGTCACCTAACTGAAGTGTTGGCGTATTAAACAAAGAAATTCCAACAGACTTTCGTGGCTTCATTATCTTAGATATAATCCAGGCCATCAGGGATGAGGCATCATCTTGTGTCTGGATATAATTTGCATTCAAGGTAAACTCTTTTTTACCATAGAACGATCTACTTGTTTTTATATCATAGTACTGTTGTTTTGCTGTTTGTGGAGAGTAAATAGATAGCTTACTTTCTGGATAAGATATGTTAGATATCGGAGTATTGTTTTGACCAGATAGCTTGTTAAAGAAATTATCCAGGGTAAGTTCTTGCGTAGACTCTTGAGTAAATGTTACCCCATAAATAAATGGATAATTGTCTGTATTTTCTCTAAACACTAGATTCTGATCTGTATTATTAAACAACATAAACTCTGCAGAGTAGGCATTTGGAATAAAACCAGACACGGTGTAGCCCTTCAGTCCTCTTCTGGAGTCGTACATCTTTGCCATAAAGGCTGGATACGCCTTATCATATCTAACATCAAAGTAGGCTGCTTCTCGCATAATGGTTCCGAATTCATCATAGAATATGTTGTATCTTGGTGGCTCTGATGGAGATATACCAGATAGGTATGCAGACTGAATGACACCGCTTATGGCGTATTTTCTTAATGATTCCTGCATACTAATATACTTGTCGCCAAATACCGCTAGGTCTGTGCTGTCTGTTGTTGCAATTGCATACCCTGTGTTGCTCGCATAGTTATTGCCAATTGCATAAGTGTTTTCAAACATCAGTCTTGACCCACCACGAATAAACATAGCCATTGTGTTGTTTGTAATTATTTGCCCACTGCCATTCTTAATTGGATTTTCGTCATCAACGATCGTTAGCATCTTACCGTTTACATATAGGTAGAATCTTAGTCGTGACCCAACAACCTTGTATTCGACTGCAACATCATATACCGTTGGGAATGTTTCGCTATACATTCTGCCCTGGCCCACAAAGTCTCCATAGTTGACCAGAATGTTTGCAAGACCAGACCAAAGTTTAGTAGGTATTGCCTTCTCTGTGTCTGCTGTACCAGTTTGTTTCTGAACCTTATAGAACACAACATCGTGGAATACGGCTTGAGATCCTCCTGTTGTGGCTGTATTGCCATCAGCATTTGAAGATAGAGCGATTAGCTCTAGGTAGTATCCATTATTGTTTGATGGGTCAAGTAGCACTGCAATACCGCCAGAACCACCAGAAACATTTACATTTTTGCTAGGGTCTGGGTTTGATGTAGTGTAATAAACTGATCCACCTGTTGCATACTGATCTACATTCTCTTCATCTTTTGGCTTTCCAATAATTCGTAAGCGTGTACCAAAGTGTGTCATATCTTTGTTTATTTTTTTATAAACATAGGAAACATAGTTAAGTGGATCTTCTGATGTTGCAAAAGATGGCCCTTGGAATATGAAGGCAGAAGACTGCACAACTCCATCAATTCGTTTTCCATCTTTACTATATGCTGATTGATATGAGTTGACCTCAGACTCAAGCATTTTGCTTTGTGCAAAATAGTTTTTGATAATTCCAGTTCTTGTTGGTAAGCCAACTTTGTCCCTAGATGCTAAAGAAACAATTCCTGCCTTACCATATGAAAGAGATATTGCACCATTTGTAGAGTAGTTGTCTCTAAATAAATAGTTTGTGTCCATCTTGCAAATTCTTAGTGATTTGTTTTCTTCTGTTATTGATGGATCGTCATTATTGTCTGTCCAGTATGGGTTCAGGCCTGCTTGGTGTTCTGTTACAGAAGTTCCAAACTGTCCTCGGCCATGCTTGATTACGCTACCGTTCTGTGGTCTAAAAAGACCTGAGCTTTCAATTTTTTCGTAATATGGCTCTGCAAAAATTCTGACAAGTCCTGTTGGGTAAATCTTACCACCTGCAACGACCTTAGACAATGCATCCTGGTATTCCTGTGAGGTAGATATCCATCTTAGTTGCTCAGTTTGTGTTTGGGTAGTTACTGCAAACTCTATAGCATCATACTTAATTATTTCTCCGTTAGCATATAGATATCCGCTTCCCCTAACTAGGTTTTGAACAGATTCACCAATATCTATAATGTTGTTTATAATTCTATTGTTTTGTACCGTTGGAACGTTAGCGGAAAGATTTGAGTTTAGTGTCGCTGCTGCTAGAGAGTATAACTCTGAGTTTGAGTCTTTGTCTGCATCTTTTGCAGCAAATATTTGATCTCCAGAGATTTGCCAAAGCAATGCTGTGTTCTGTGCCCAGATTTTATTCTTATCATTTTTAAAATAGGTTTCCCTCGTTGGAGACTTTTCAATGTAGCGTGTAGTATACACAATCTTTCCGTCGTTGTATACCTCGTTTTCTTGAGAAGCAATGTTCATAATGTTGGTAAGCTTTGTGCCAATTCTTGAGTTCTTAACCAAACCATCTTTTTCAAAATCTGTAGATCCATACAGAAACATATCTGTTGGTCTTTCTTCTTCTGTAGGCATCATGTAGCCTTTAGTCATTACAACAAAGTTGTTGTACTCGTCAAAGAACATTGCAGACTGGGTTGACACTGCCAACTGATTTAAGATCTCGGCTAATGATATGTCTGGTGGAACAAAGAAAAATGGAATAGCTGGGTCTGCCTCATTTGCATTTCTCTTAAATACATAATTAGAGAATCCTGCTGCGTCAAGTAGCAGAGATATGGCATAGCTGAGTGTTGTATCCCTTAACAAAACTTGAGGTGCTAGGGTTGACTCAAAGAATAAAAATAGATCTCTCAATCCGAGTTTTACTTCTCTTGTCTGTGAGTCTGACTCTGGGAAGTTTTCCACATACATTGCTTTTAGTGGAACAAAATAGTCATAGCCATCTAGGTTTGTAATTTTGTCGTATAGTTTTATTTGAAGATTCTTGCCCAGGTATTTGCTAATAATGCTATTAGTGTTATTGGTATTAAAAGAATCATCATAATCAAACATTCCCAGCGATCCTGTGCCAGCTAGTAGTTGTCCCACTGGCAAGCCATTTGCTCCAATATCAGATGCTTGCTTTACAAGAGAGTAATCAGTAACCCTGTCCGATATGTTTGCTACTAGCCTTGGAGAAATTTCGATTAAGTCGAAGGTCGCATCTGATTTGTTCATAGTGTCCACAACAATTCGAACACCATTAATATACATAAACTCTGTATAGTGTGGCTCAGAGCTTACCGTCTGATCCCCATTGTATTCTATCAAATTAACAAACTCTGTTAAAAAGTTTGTGGTATTTGTTATTGTGTTATCTCCCAGGTGCCACTCATATACTGGAACAAATGACTGATAGGTCTCTAGAGAATCGATCCAGATGTAGAACATTCCTGTATCTTTTGGTGATGTCTTTAGTAGGTATGAGTATCCATCAACTGATGTTGTTGGCAAAGATGACACACTGAGAATTTCTCCAGCAAAGACAAAAATATCTTTATATTGATCTGGTACATTAAGGCCATAAGACATTTCTACATATCCGTCTGGGCCAATAATTGAAGAACCATCTAGCCTTGTGTCAGTTGCATTAAAGCTAACGGCATCAACCCATGAGTTAGACGAGTCTAGATATTGAACTTTCCATTTTAGTGGCGTTGCCTTGTTCGACTCTCCAAAGAATGGATCATCCACTATGCTACCAGAAGAGCCAATAATCGAACCGAGGTCAACTGATCCTACATGAGTTTGCATCTTAATTACAATCCTATTGGCTGGGACTCTGTCTTTATATACTACAAAGGGTGCTGTGTCATCAATTGCTAGGGATGATTTAGAAACGCCTCTTTCTATTCCGTCCTCGGTTCTATATGAAGTCCAATACTTAAACGTATCTTTTTTATCTGCCATGTAGTATCTTGGTCTCTGTGCCATATTAGGCATATCGAAGTGCAAGAATCTATTGTCAAAGTAACGTATCTTGTTAATACCTGAGCGTGGTCTAAACCTTCCAAAGCAATCCTCCAAAGAATAAAGCATTTGCTCTTTTTCTTTCTTAGTTTTGAATGCCGTGGCAGGAGTTCCGCCATCTTCAAAGCCACCGTCAATGATGACA